TGCCATTCTAGTATATTATTTATAATAAAAGGCGGCGTTAACCGCCCTTATTTATTTTACTTAAGTTTTTTAGAAAGAGCTTTATACATTTCTACTCCTTCATCTGTTTTAAACCATGCAGCTAATGCTGAATATGGGTTTTCATCAAATGGAACACTAAATAACTTTTTCTTAGTAGTTCCTAATTTAAAGCTTCTTTGATCTTGTGCTAACTCTAAAAATCCTGCTTCAGTAGCTTTAATACCGAAATTTCTAAGTTGTACATTATCATCATTAGCTAATTCAATGAACAAACGTGGATTTTGCTTAGCAAATTTAAGTAAATCTCTTTTAAGCTCTTTTGAACTTAATTGATCTACTGTTGATCCAATTTCAGTTCTCATAATTGCTTCTGATTGATCAACCTCCATTTCTCTAGCCATAATCAATGCATCTATCTCCCATTCAATATTAGTGGCTTCATTTTCTGCTTCTTTTATTGGCTTTAATTCCTTATATCTTCTATCTCTATCTGGATGATATAAAGAGAGTAATTTTTGTAAAGCTTGCTCCTGTTTAGGAACTGTTAAAGATCCATCTCTAAAAACAATATGCTTTAAAGTAACCTCCCCTTTTTGTTCATCTACAAATGGTGAAGATTGATTTGTTGCATATCTTAATGCTCTTTGTGTATTGTTTGATGTATCAAAATATAACAGAGGATATTTCTCTGTATGTCTTGATTTTATTGTATATGTTAAAGGGTTTTTGTCTCCTTTAATTATATACGTTCTATCTTTTATTTCCCATCCATTATTTGGTTTTGGGCTTTTCTTAGGTTGTACTGGTTGTTGAACATTAACTGGTTCTTCCATTACAACATCTTTTTTTTCTTTTGACATAATATAATATAATTTAATAGTTAAAGGTATTGGGCGCCGAAGCGCCCCTTTACCTTATAAAAATAATTAAGCTGTAAATAATACGAAGTTATTTCTAGCTTGAGTACATAGACATCTTTCTGATAAGAAGTTAACCTCCATAGCATCAAGAGCAGAAGTAGCAGCACCGCCAACAGAACCTGTTAACCATGATTTCATTCTTCTGTCATCAGCTTGAGAAGCTCTATATCTTACATGTAAGAAAGGTCTTCTAATGTTTGTTCCAAGTAACTGATCGTATACTGTAGAAGTACCAGCTGGTACTAATACACCATCAATGTTGTCACCGTTAACAAAGTTAGTTGAACCACCTCTTAAAGAAGCATCATTTAGATATTTCCAAGAAGTTTTATAGAAGTCATATGAACCTCTTCTAAAACCAGAGAAACCTAAGTTAAGCGCCATGTCTTCAGAGTTTTCGAATACACCATAAGATGTACCACCAGCTCCGTAAGAGTTTTGTTGTGCTAACATGTTATCAAATAATAACTCAGTTTTTCTGTCTAAGAAAAGCATATTTTCTTCAATAGCTCCCTGACTGTCTAATAATTGTAATACAGAATCGAAATCCTGAAGAGATCCAGAATAGCCAGAAAGTACATTACCACCATTATTGATAGCAGCAAATAAACCTTCAGTACCAATAGAACCAGCTGTTGCACCATTACCACCTTGGTTAGCAAATTGAGTTAATGCACCTCTAATAGCTGTTACTTGACCACTAGTAGCGAGTTCACCTTCAATCATTGCCATTTCTAAATAATCTTCAAATCTCATTCTAGTTTCACCTTCAGCTTTTAAATACCAAAGATAACCACTAGTACCATCTTCTCCAGCAACTTCAACCCAACCGATTTGTGCAGTATCAGATCCACTAACAGCGTATCTGTTTCTGATTATAATTGGTTTGTTACTAAAAGTTGTTAATTGCGGTTCGATAGCAGGGATAGCATCTATACCAGCACCTGTACCACTTACACCTTTTGCAAATTCAGAACCGTAAACGAATATTTTACATCCCGCTCTCTCGACTCCAGCGTTTACTGCAGTTCTGTTATAAGCAAGAACGTCAACTACTCCTGTTGCCGCAACTGATGCGGTAACAATAGCTTTACAAGTGAATGCAGGATCAGATGGATCCATTATTACAATTGTATCGTTTACAGCAATAACATTTCTTAGTGTTGAAGTGTTTATACCCTGTATAGTTAATCTATTTCCAGCGTTTACTCCGACCGCATTAGATACTACATTATCATAAGATATATGTAATCTATTTTGTTCAGACCAAACTACTTGGTCAGACATCATTGGCATCTCAGCGCCAACCATTCTTAAGAAGCCACCTACCGTTCTGTTTCCATAACGTTCTACCTCAGCTTCATATATTTCTGGTAGATATTGTTGTGCGAAGTCATTCCCTCCACCGCTGTTAAAATTTAAGTAGTTAGAACTTAAAGTAACTGGCGCAGCAGTAGGTATTAAACTTCCAAATTGAGGACTTAATACACCCATAATTGTTTAATTTTAATTGTTAAATTTACGTTTTTTGATTTTCAATTTCGAACTATCTACTCCATCTATAGCGCGAACTTTAAGACCTCCAATGAAAATGTCACCTTGTGTTTGACGAACTCCAGTATCTGGATTTTTTGATCCATCAACTACAGTTTTAATTCCATCAGTTTTCCCTTGTTCGTAAAAATGATTTACTATTTTATCTACATTTTGAGCAGCGTACATAGCTTTATGATAACCTTTCGTATCTTTAACATTACCTTCTTTATCCAAGAACCTCTCGACGAAGTTATTTAAATTAGATTGATTCTCTGCAACAGCACTGGGATCCTTGACACCGTATCTATACTTCTTTTCTCCAACTTCGAAATCAAAACCTTTGAATTCATCAGAGAACATCTGTTTAGTGTTGTCAAGAAATTTTTTATGCTTTTGCTCAGCTATTTCTTGTTCATTGTTGTAGCGGTTAAAAAACTCTGTAGCTTTTTGTTGCTCTTGCGTTACGCCGGGCCTCAACTTGATTTCGTCGTAATATTTTTGCTTTAAGCTTTCTAAATGACTACGTGCTTCTGCAACCGCTTCTTTTTTAGCGAGTTTCTTTTTTTTGATGTCTCGCTCTTCATCAACTTCCGCATCATAACTAAAAGTTTCATCCATAATGAAATCAACTTCTTCGCTATTTAGATGCGGTTTAGTATTTTTATAATATTCTTTTAATAAAGCATCTTCGTTTACATCAGAATAATCTGCATTTAATCTTACGTAATCTTGGACTGTCCCTCCAGTTTCATTCATAAATTCTACCAGTTTTTCAATATTCTCTGGCAACGGGGAAGTATCAGGTGATACTTCATCTATGATTGTTTGTTCTGCTGGTATCGGCTCTTCGGCCATCTCTTGAATTTCTTCAATAGGCGAGCTGGACTCTTCGTTGGATTTGTCTCCTCCAGTGTCCACCTTTTCGCCATCTCCGGTTCGTTCGCCCACATCCACCGTCTCTGTTTCTCCGATTGGAATGGCATTGTCTTCTTCTGTTTTAGTTAAATCTACTTTTATTGGTTCTTCTACTTTAGCATTAGCTTCAAGTGAAGTATCTACTTTTGATAAATCTACTTTAAAAGGTTTATCTTTTTCTGTTTTAAATTTTTTAGGTTTTGATTTCATTTTCATATCTCCACCTTCTGATTTGACTTCTTGAGCCACCTCAGATTTTGTTTCTGTTTTTGACATAATATAATAATATAAAATTAATTAAAAGGTATTTACATACCAGGTTGTTGTTCAAAATCGATAGGCATTAAATCATTATTTCTTTGATCAATCATTTGACTTTGTTGATTGCCTTCCATTTTTATTCTTTTATCTTTACGATCTTCTATTAAAGCTTCTTTTTCTTTCATAGCTTCAAGCTCTAATTGTTTTAATTCCAAATCAAATTGATGTTTAAATTGTAATTCTTGATTTTTTAATTGGAATTCTGTTTGCATTCTTTGAATTTCCATCTGGGCTTTAGCTTGCTCTAACTCTACAGTGGATCCAGCAATAGCTTGTTGTTTTTGCACTTCAGTCATTGCTTGCGCTTCAGCAGCTTGTGCTTGGGCCTGAGCCTCTGCTTGTGCTTGTTGTTGTTGGGCCTGCTGTATTTGTTCTTGACGTTTCTTACGTTTTTGTTTTAAAACATCATTAGCAAGTTTTAGATTAGAAATTTCTCTAATATCAATAGCGTCTTCTAAATCAATACCTCCTTGTTGTAAAGCCATTTGAATATTTTGTTCAAGCAATGCTTTATCTTCTTCTTCTGGCTCTAATTCTAAATAAATACCAAAATCATGTAAAGGTAAATTTTGTATTTCGGCTAATGTACCTACATTATAAGTAGAGACAGAACTTTTAAGAGAGTTTAAAGTTAAAGGATATTGTAGAGAATCAGCAATCTTTAATGAGATATTTTCACATGTTCTTACTGTTAGCCATAAGCTAGCCTGCATTACGTGTCTAGTTGCGGTATTAGAAGCGTTTACAGCCATTTTTTGCAACCCAACTAAAGTATCTTGTTCTGGCATACTACCATCTCTAGCCTCATTTAATCCGGTCACATCTCTTATTAACTGTAAATAGTATTGATAGGTTTGAATTAAACTAGCTACTTTGCCTTGACCGCTAGATGTAGCTAATTCTTGAATAGGTACTTTACCAGGATTCATATCTCCTTCTTGAGTAAGTGATCTACCAACTATACTACCAGTTTGAAAATACATATTTAGTGCTTCAGCTGGATTATAATTAGTACCATTACCTAAGTCTACTTCAGCTAAACCGTCCATATCTAAAAATACACCATCTGGAACTAACCTAGATATTACTTGTTGTAGTTTTAAATGAGTTATTTGAATCATATCAGCAAATCCTGTAATTCTACTTACAATAGAGTCAATACGCCCTTTGTATAATCTTGGAGCACATATAGTATAGCTCATTTCTACTCTTGTAGTATCAGCCATTGGCCTCGTCATATTCTTAGATAACTCCCATTTTATTAATTCGTTATTACCTAAAATTTTAACCCCTTCAAAAAGTACCTCTATTTTTCTTGAAACTTTAGAAAACGTATCTGCTTCAGGTGGATCAAATGTATCCGGTTTTTGTAATGCTTTTTCTAAACCTTGATCGGTTTGTTTTATTTTAAAAACCTGTGTATTATATGTTTTATATTCAAAAAACATAACTTGCACAGTATTTTGGTCATAAGTTTGCCAACCATATAATTGTTGGTTATTATACCCTTTTGTTTGTTGTATTTTTTCTAGCTGAGCCTCTGTAAGGTGAGGAAACTGTTTAGCTATCTCAGGAATAGTCAAACTTTTAACTTCACCAACATAATATATATCTTCAAAATGAGGATCTTCTGTATAAGAATATATTAAATTTGCAGGGTCTACATAATCTAAAGTAACTCCATTTGCCTTGTTCCATTGAGTTTTAGCACAACCTATACCTAGGGTTACTAAATCATAATTAAATCTTTTCTTTATATTATCAAACCTATTTTTTTCTAAAGTATTATTGATAACTTCTTCTTCTGCAATTTCTACAGCTTGTTTATAGCTTAATTGCATATGAAGATCTAATTCTTCTTTATTTTCTGGAAGATTAGCGGGGTCGGGACTTTGGTATTGATCAATACCTAATTTACTTTGTAATTCTTGTAAATAAGGTTTAGCCAACATATCTTCATAAATAGCATTAGCATAATCTGTTCTTTTCTTTAATGATATTGGATCTTGTGCAAAAGCATGGATTTCATAAAGCTTATTATTCATTCCATTGGCTACAATATCTACAAACTTAGAAACAACAGGAACAGGTTTCCAATCTAAATTTAAATAAGACATATCGCCATTAATAGCTAATTCATCTTTATATTTTTGAGTAGGTTGTTCTCCTCTTGCATATAATCTTAATGTATGGAATCTATTATAAGAAGTAGCAAACCTAGTACCATTGCCACCCTGTCTCCACCATTCGCTTTCAATAGCCTGTGCAACTCTTCTACCATATTCAATGGAAGCTTTTTCAGCATCTGGCACAGTCTGGCTTGGAAATGCACTATTTGGATTTGCGTATGTATTCATTTATTTAATTATTTTTGACAATGTTCCTTTGTTATCGTATTTTTTTATTCCTAAATCAATCTTTTCTCTTTTTCTTCTACTTACTGGAGCGTACCTATTTTTATTGCACGCCATAATTGCAAGACCAGAACTAATAGAAGCATCGTGTTTAGTCCTATTGTTTATATCAAAAGCAGCCCAATCTTCTAATGTTCTTTGGAAATACATATCCCCATAATCATCCCCATTAAATCCAATAGAATTTTCTATATAAGATTCAATAGCCGCCGCGTGCGCTTGTTTAATATCTTCACTTGAGTTTGGTATTCCACCTATTTCTCTTTCTGTTACTGATAGTTTATTCCAAAACTTATCAGGTCTATTCATTGCAAACCCTCTATAACCTCTTCTTTTAAAATGATATAAAAGTCTAGGTTTATTATTTTCACATAATATTGGCATACCATAAAATATACATGCCATTAATACATCTTCAAAGAATATCTCAGCTGTCTGAGGTCTAGCAATATATTCTAAAAAGAAATGATCAGCTGGAGCTACTTCCATACTAAACTTAGTTAAACCATGTAGGGATCCGTTAGAACCTCTTTTATCAACCGTACCTGATATATCATAGGGATCACATCCGAACGCTCCCATATGTTCATTACCAGGATATTTAATACCATTCTTTTCTATGTATCTATTTTGTAAATTTCTATCTGGTACCCAAGTTATATAAAACCTACCTTGATTATTAGGCGCAAATACAACTCGCGTATCTTTTATACCATTCTCCCAAATAAAATTACCTCTTGTTACTGAAGTTCTATTATTTGAATCTTCATTAAAATCTATTTGTTGATATATCTTAGTTAGATTAAATAAAGATGATTTAGACTCATCTCTAAAAGCATGTTTAGTAGTTCTAGGGAATTGTCTATAAAATTCGTTTAAAGCGTCTTGATCATTTTTTAATCCATCAACTTCGTTTTCCCAATATTCGATGACTCCAAGATCGATAAATTCTCCTTGCGGTCCCTTAACTTCAGTTGTGGGGGTGTTGAATACAGGTATCCCATTAGAGTCAATGTATCCCTCGTAGTTCCATTCCATAGGTATGAACAAACTATATAGTCCTGAGCTAGTCTGCCCATTGCGGTTTCTTTTTGTAACATCTGAGTTATCATATAATTTTTTAAAGTTTCTACCTCCTTTATCTAATGCGTTTGAAGTACTACCCATCATACATTTACCAATAATCCTACTTCCTAATCTTAATGTTGTCTTTGTAACCCTCCAGTTATTTAAAATATTGTTTGGCCTTTCCCATTTACCAGATTCATCGTGTACTAATAGCTTTAGTTTTTCACCATCATAACTATTATCTCCTGTATTTTTCCAGTCCACAGTTGTATCTAATCCTTGTAGGTCTGCGACCTCATTGCCAGCTTCAATACTTCTTCTAGTAAATTTAGATGCTGGAACCCTATATGCTAATTCTGTTTTAGGTCGATCCATACCATCTTGAATCGGTTTAAAAAAGAAAGGATAGTTAACTGAAATAGGAACAACCTTGTCAGTAAACATCTTTTTAGCATCTGGTCCAGTTTTAGATAATATTCCATATCTTGAATCACTTGCCAATGTTGCTAAGTTCACTACTTCGCCTGATGCCATAAAAGAAAATCCAGAACGTCTATTTTTTAAATAGCACATTCCATAGCATCTTTTGTCTGCTTTACATGCTTCCCAAAATATAAAGAATAACCTATTTGCTTCTCTAAAATCTGGTG